TGCTTTCCACTGCTTCGATCACTGACAGATTGCTCATAGATGGAGACGTGGTCTGGAAACGATATAAATCCCCTGGCACAAAGCCTGCGTCTCCTGATGCATCCGTAAATTTAATTTTCAACCCTGTATAGGATAGCTCCGCTTCCCCTGTGATGGGTATGGTCATTTCATCCGTGAAGGTATTCCCTCCATCAATGGAATATCTGAAAGTACCGTCATTGCAGCTGCCACTGTCTATAATTTCCACAACCGCATCATAGACATTGTTAGGTAAGCCTTCCACGGAAAGACTCCCGGAACCACTTCCGGTGTGTTCAATACTCCCCACCGCTCCTTCAGTGCCGGCTTTGACCGGAATACAATAAATAGAGCTTGCGCCCCATTCAACCGCATCAATACAGGCGTCTGCAAGAGGCGTTTCACCGACCTCTTCTTTGATCTTCTTAGCGTTCATGGTTCCCGTCACCAGAATTGGCTTATCTGATTCCACATTGGAAATGCCAATCTTAATCTGCGTGCCAATACCGCCCACGGTACTCTTTCCAAGGTTCCCGTCCTCAACTTTGACGTTAACATCTCCGTACATTAGCCTTTCGCCTCCTTATTCGTATCCTTTCTCCCGTCAACCGGAGATACCCGAAAGTTGTCGCAAGCCTTTTGGAATACGTCTTTTTCCACCTGCCTACCACTCTTCCATTTATTTGCCGCCTTTACTCCCTCAAATACCGCATCTGATATATTGAGTTCTTTTTTTAATTCTTCAATGCTGATGAGGCTTGCAGCCTCTTTCTTTCCTGCCATTATTTCCTCCTTATCTGACAGAGCCAATTCCCATTGGCTTAATGTCCCTGTCAATATAGATACCGCCTTCAAAAGTAATGTCGAACTGTACCGCAATTTTAGCCTTAAGGATACTGTCACCCTCTTCTACCCAGTCCATCTCGCCAAGGACGATATTCACCCAGTTGCCATCCACCCCAATTCCTTTATTCAATGCCAGAAGGAACTTACCCAACATCTCCTCACATCTCTCTTCGGAACTATCGGCTATGATTACCTGGAATGAGGTGCTTCTGTCCCACAGCTTGACCCTACGTTTCCGCTGCCCCTCCTGGTCTGTATATATTTTTTTTGAGCCGGAACGTGTGAACGTCTCACCGTTTCGTAAAATCGCACCAACATGAACTTCGTTACTTTGTTTCAGTTTTTTCATGCTTGTATAGACTTGGGATTTTATCCCAGCACTTTTCAACTTTTCAATTAAATAGTTCTTTTCAGCTACCATGCCCTACTCCTCAAATGCTTCCTCCAAAATATCCTTTATATCCTGCTCATCTTCCGGGCTGACGCCAAGGAACGGCCTGGCAGGTATGTTAACATTTACAGAAGTTACTTTTCTCCACTGGCCTCCAACCTTGATCGTGAGGTATTTCTTATTTTTCGCCTTTATTGTCCGGGCATCACCAAACTGGTGTGTGGCTGCCCTGATGTCATTTGTGCCTACCGCAAACCCACTCTCACTCGCTGTTGCCCTGATGCTTGTCTTCAGCTGTGTTGTTTTTGTAAGCGTCTTTCCGCCCTCTTCCCTGGCACGGATGGAAGGCTTCCATTTTCCGCCCTCCGGTGAGCTCTCAGTCGCAAACCTCTCCACGGTTGAAGTTCTAAGACCTTCTGCCATCGCATTCAATATTCCACGCTTCTCAAGATTGCCCAGATTCTTCAAGCGTTGGATGAGCTTATCAACATCACCAGTCAGCTCCGCCTTAATGGATGACATCTCATCACCATCCCTTCATGCTGTCCCTTGAGAATACCCGTCTTGAAGACTTCATATTGAATCCATTGGCAGCCGTTTCTTTGCTGCCAATTTCGTCCATTCCGATACTGATAATTCCTTTGGCAACATCAAGCAGGAACTTGACGGCTGCGTTGTACCGGTTCAGGATGGTCTTCTCCCTTTCACCCTCATCTATGCCCGTCCTTGACACAAGGTTGTATACGGATATATCCTTCGCAAACTTGTTAATGACCTGCGGGGTTCTCTTGAATGGCACGCTGTACCTTTTCGCAAGGTACCCGTCAATCTCAGCACAGGCGTCCTGGATTGCATCTTCACAGAGTGGGAGGATTTTCTCCTCCCGTTCCCCCATATCTTCAATGTACTCTCCGCCTATGATGACATTCTTCATGTCCTCTTTAATCATCCCAAGTACCTCATCCACGGTACAATACATATTAATCACCTGCTCCTTATCCCTGTGCCTCAACCTCTCCGGTAGAGCCATATGCCATCTGCCAGAAGCCATACCCTGCGTTGCTCCTGCCATCAGCCCCATACACATATTCATCATACATAAAAACTTTTTCGTCAGTATCTTTTGTAAGGGAAGTGAATTTAATCTGCTTTCTAAGCTGGTAGATAAACGGCTTTAAGAATCTGCTGGTACATAATAAGAACCAATACTCCGGATTCTCTGCCAAAGCAGGCTCCACAAGAATTTCCGCAGTATCCTTCAACACGTTGCTCGTGCCATTCACCTGATCCGCCTTCAAAACAAGCCTTGCCTCCTCCTCTTTGGCAGGGGAGACGACTAAAAGTTCCGGCACAAGCCTAAGGCTCTTTCCTTTGTCCCCGGTAATGCTCATGATGCCTGCCCGGGCCTTCTTATAGCTCTCCTTTGAGAGTTTCTCATTGGAACGGTTACTGAATGTCTTGTCTCCTGATTTATGATCCGTTGAAAAAAACGGCTTGCCATCGTAACATTTTTCCGTGAACCCTCCCATCATTGCACCGAAGACAAGCTCATCCGGATGCAGTGCGGCAGCTTCCCCCATGTTTGAAAACAATGGGGTGTATACCCCGTACTTGTCATCCTCAATGTCATCCCTGGGCACGCCAATGGTCATTTCAAACTTTTTGTTCTTGATAAGGTAATCATACGCCGCAAGTGACTGGAGCTCTCTTTCACCGATCCATTCCCTCATCCTTGGCATCTGTCCAAGCCACTTATAGTCCTGCTCGCCCGTTGTGCTTGGCACCACTGTTGCAACCTTCTGATAGTTGGATTGCGTGGTGTCAAGGCTCTTATTGAAAGCCGTTGAATAGGCCACCGTAAGCCCGTGTAAATTCGCCTGATTGATAATCATGTTTCATGTCCTCCTTAAACTAACGTCATGTCAACCGTGACCCCGTCCTCTTCTACCGCAAGGATGGTACCTGCCACGCTTGATCCAGTTTCTGTAATCGTTACGGTCACGCCATCATGGATATAACACTTCTTTAAGATGTCGGTTCCCTTAATGGTACCGTCATTTTCCCATACAAAAGCACCCCTCTTCACGTTTACGTCCCTGCCACCGTCTGCTCCCTGTGCGTTGTCGCAATAGCGCTGCACACATCCGGCAACCTTGAGTCCTTCTTTCTTCGTTGCCGTTTCAGCATATCCATCAACGTTGATAGCTGCCATGGTGCACTCTGTCAATGTTTCCCCAGCAGCAGCCGGAAGCACGAGCAGCCGGTTCCCGGTCTTTTCATTTCCTGTCCTAACCATCACTTAGCCCTCCTTGATTGCATATTTCTTTGCATCTTCATGTTCAACGCCGCAGTTTTTCAGTATAGCCACATCACACTCCGCAACCGCACCGCCTGCAGGTGCATCCTTCAAAGCAAGCATGCCCTGTGGAACCACTACCGGAGCCTTTTCAATAAAGCTCTGGAATCCTTCAAGGTCTTTTAATGCGTATGCCTTTGCCCATTCCTGCTGTGCGGATGTGATTTTCCCTGCTTTCAGAGCTTTGTCAATAACCTCATCGGCATTTCTCTCTTCCAGCTGTTTCTTCAGGGCAAGGACTTCACGCTGGGTATCAACGCCCCCTGCCTTTAATGCCATGATGGTTGCTGCCACGTCTTCGGTTCTGGCATCTTCTTTTAGCCCAAGCATAGAAAGAATTGTGCTGTTGGCTACCGTTTCAGTCGTTTCATTTCCTTCGGAGCCTCCTTCACCTTCACCCATTTTCTTTTCTCCCAAGGCTTTGAACTGCTCTTGTGCCTTGGCTGCATCTGCCACGGCCTTCATGATCTCCTCTTCCGTTGCCGTTTCCGGGAGCCCTAATGTTTTTGCAAGTTCTTTTAAATCCATTTTTATTCCTCCTGTTTCTAGAATGTCCTCTATATCAAGGGAGTTCACCAATGCGAACATCCCATCTATAGCCGGGGTATTTGTTAATGCTACCGAATGGATGGCTGTTGCCTTCTGGTCTCTTTTCCTGACAATTACGACCGGGGAGAGATACCGGTACTCTTTGTTCTTTAAGTATTCCGCCGCTTTCTTTGTCCACTCCACTTTTGCAACTATCGCATCCTCGCTTTTGTAAAGTTCCTTGATCCAACCGCCTGCCGGTGCCTGTACGTCTGACAGCGTCTGATGCTCATAATCAATCACAAGATCAAGTTTTCTGTCCTTGAACTGTTTCCGAATGAGGTCAAAGCTCTCATCATCCACTTCGAAATCACCCTTCTGTGAATGGATCATTCCAAGCGGCAATATCTTAATCTCATCCGGCACGCCAGAGAGCTCAATGCTCTGCCCGGCACATGCAATCATGTTTTTCAATCAACATCACCTCTTCTTTTCCGCTGTGACGGCGTTATAACGCGTAATAACGCCGTTCAAAGTTCCTTCTTGTAAATTCCCCCGTCTCAAGAATTTTGAATTGATTTAAGGGGTATATTTTGTTTGCCTTCCCTCTCCATGAAAATACGCTTCAGTATCGGTGAAATATTTATCATGTCAGGCCTCCATACGGTCTTTGCCGGGTTGTTGGAGAAGCCCTTGTCCGGAAAAGCCGGAAGAATTTCTCCGGTTGAATAGTCAACATCAAATGGCGCCTTTGTCTCAACATGCAATCCCATCCTTTCCACCTGTTTTTTTGTCAGACTGACCACTATGCACCTGCACTTAAATCCATTTGGCGGATACCATATGTCCCATATGGGGTCATCTGCCCGGAAAACCCGCCCCTCCATGATCGCATGGGACTCCCTCACATCACCATCTCCGGCTGTCCGATATCTCCAAAACGGTCTCAGCTTCATTGCGGTTTCATCTGTCATGCTTTTGTAGTGCCCCGCATTAAAAGCCGTCTGCATATTTGTCCGGAAGATGTTGTCACTTTTCCATGGGTTTATGCCCTCATATCCCTGCTCCTCAAGGAAGTGGTTCATGTTCTCACGGAACTGCTCTTTTGTCTGTCCCTCTTCGGCTGCTGTCGCAAGGCAATCAAGAAATGTCTGCAGAACCTCAAGGCTTGTATATCCTGATACGGTAAAAGCCTTTGCCCGGCTCTCGTCATCAAGCAACCCGTACTCTTCGTTTGCCAGAGGGCTTTTGCCCTTCAGAAACCGGACAGCATCTTTGAAAATGAAATCCCTGGTCAACCCATACTCTGCCCCCATCAGCTCATCGTCCTTCCTACAAGGTGTGACAGGTATATTCCCTGCTGTATCAGATCCTCAAGCTCCGGGTTCTCAATCTCCTGGTAAAGCTCCTTCAGTTTCTTCTCATCCTTCAGTGCCGTTTGCAGCTCATCCATGTCACTGCTCTTGTCAATTATGTTGAGAATTGGTTTCAGGATTTCCCTGAAGATATCTGCTGACTGTTTGTTTGCCATGCCAACGATTGCATCCACCTGTTTCTGCTCCGCCTGCCCTTCCCCGTCCTTCAGGTGCTTCTCTTCTGCCTGCTCCGGCTGTAACTTTCCTTCCCGGCCCGTGCTTATTCTTGCGTATTGCTGCGGTTGCAAGACCTCCTCCTCCTTTTCCGGCTTTGGGATGCTGAATTTCTTGTATATGTGGCTTTTGGGTATCTCAAGCCCCATGTCACAGGCAAGGGTTTTGTAGATTTCCACAACCTCCTTCTGGTCTTCCACTTCGTGGCAGTCAAATGTAAAGAACGGTATATCTGCATCCATGCCAAAATTGAACTTCACGAGCGGCCTGATAATGTCCCTGCGGATTGTAACCGCCAAAGCCTTTGAGTCTGCCACTGTCAGGTCATGCCTGACCTCATTATGCGTCTTTGACTGGGCATATGAGCCCCCTCCACCGTCTGAGGTGAGTGTCTGGCCAAGGATCGCCTTGCTGATCTGCTCATCACAGTACCTTGCAAGCTTTTCATAGATTTCCACGCTTGTTGTCTTCTGTGATTCTATAAACTCAATCATTGTGCTGCTTGGTACAATCCCGGCTGCATCCGTCCCAAGGCTGATAATCGCCTCCATGAGCTGCTTTTTATCATCCTCTGACGCTGATGCATCATATTTCCCGAGCCTTAACGGCATCCCGAACACTTCACAGAAGCTTACCCAGTCCTTGATGTCGTAATTCTTGAACAGGTACATCCAGGAGACCACCCTCATGATTCCCGACCGGCTTGGATGCCCGGATTTTGCCTTATACTTATGGACAACGAATTTATTCTCCGGAGGGGTTATCCCAGACGGATACTCTTTTGTGCATATTTTCAGCTCATCCGTCATGCCGTCCCATAGAAGCTTCTTGGGATGCACATACTCAATGTCATCAATGATATTTCTGCCGTCATCGTCCAACTCCCATGACAGCTCCATGATGCTGATGCCCTTCCCAATGGCATCCAGCATGTCAATCAGGATTTCATCAAAGTCCTCTATGCCTTTGAGCTGCTCGTCTACAAATTCAGCAATCTGCTTGCCAAGTTCATCTTCAGAGAACGGCTGGACCTCCCAGTCAAGGCCTGTCACGGCAAGCTTCCTTGTCTGCATCTGGGAGAAAAGGTGGGGGTCTTTCTCCTCAATCTCTTCGAATAGCTCCATCTGCGCCCTGACGTTGCCCTCATCCGCCTCCCGGAAGATGCGTGCAAGCCTCCTTGGCGTCAGCCCGTTTGATGGGTACTCTGAAAACTTGTCATTGGCATTCCCAACCGCCACCCTTGCAGTCACGGGCCTCACGGTCCCGGTGTCTATGTTCGGGTTGAATGGCTCAATTCTTCTGTCGTTTTTTCTATACTTTTTCTTCGCCACATCCTCACCTCCTAGTAGGCACCTTTCCCTATGTTGAAGCGTCTCCTGATGACGCTCTTATACTTCACCTTTGTGATCACGCCTTTAATGCCCTGCGCAAGCTGCACAGCCATCTGAAGACCGTCAGGTGCATCGTCATTTTTACCCATCGGGAACTCCTGTAGCTGTTTCAGCAGCGTTTTGTGTTCCCTGTTGAACTTTACATACTTATTTTTGATTACCGGCTGCAGGGACTCTATCCGCAAAACCTTGTTTACCGTGGATTGTATCTCCTCTATTGGCAGATACTCGCCCTCTTCCACGGATTTTGCAGCCATGACTTCCTTAAAGTAGTATTGGAACTGTACCGTTTCCACCCCGAACTTATAGAAGCCTTTCTTACAGTCCCTTTTCAGCCTCCTGTTCATCTCAAACACATCCGTGATAATGACATCCGGCTTTCTTTTCTCCACGGATGCATCCACCACATACATGTACCCAGTCTTTGTTGACAGGGCTATGTTGATGATGGAGCTTGTGTCTGATTTCTTGTTCTTTCCAAGCGACGGGTCATTCGCCCCGACGAATATGAACTCCGTGCTTGAGAAATCCATGAGTTCCGGCTCATAATAGTCAAACCATTCCGGGTTGAACGTTGCGTTGTCCGGGTCAATCGGTTCATTCTGAAGTTCTGAATTAAAGGAAGCGGTACCTTCAGTCACCTTAATCTCCATCAGGTCATAGTAAGACAGCTTTTCTTCCCACAGCACTTCTGATCCACGGAGCATCTCCACCTCATGGGCTTCGTAAAAGGCTCTCGCATCCTCCTCATGGTTCTCATTGAACAGGTTGACATAGATGCTTTCCCATTCATCCCATAGGACCGTGTTGTCCGCCTCTGTAATAATTGCCCGGTATTTCCTTGTTTTGTATCTTGGATTCTGAAGCACGTTGTTAAGCAGGGAATCATAATGCAGCACCGTGCCAATATACATGATGTCCGTATAGGTATCCCCGGCTTTTGAAACTGCTTTCTCAAACCAGCTCTTCAGCTTCCTCCTCTGCTCCGGCGTGTTTACATTCTCATCATTTTCAATATCATCCATGACGATCAGATCAGGCCTCCAGTTCCGGTGTTTCCTGCCACGGATTTTCTTACCGGAGCCAATAGCTTCCACCTTTATGTCGGTTTTGGTGAGAATAACGCCCGTCCTCCATGCCTTATCTCCTTTTAAGGTGCCAAAGTCCATGATGATGTTTGCATTGTCCTCAAGTTCCGTCTTGATGTCCTCAAGGAACGCCTCCGCCTGCTCTGAAGAGTCTGACAGGAGGATGATGTAGTGCTTATATTCGTACAGTACGGCGTGGATGCTGTCCTTGAATGTGAAGTTGGTGCTCTTCGCATGGCCACGGGGAGCCGCCACTACCTGACGGGAACCTTTCAGCCTTGATATAACCTTCGCTTCCTTCAGTGGGTTTTTCCCCTTCATCACGCCCCTGCTCCATATCCCATCAAGCTCCTCATGGAAGTGTGGTGATTTACGAATGAAGTAATGTGGAAGGTACGCCCTCCCAAAGTAGGACATGTCAAACGCTGCAAGTTCTTTTCTTAGTCCTTTTTCTCCCAGCAGTTCCTCGCCGGATCTGTATCTCTTATGCAGCTGCCGTCTTTCTTCCAAATGGTCTGCCCCACGAAGCACGTACTCTACAAAGAGCTGATGCTGATAATTTTCATTGTTCTTGATGCCAAGGTCATCCTCTTCCTCAAGCTCCCTCATCCAACTATCAATATCAATCATCTTCAACCATCCTTTTCTTAGCCTTTCCAAGTATCTCCCGCAACATCTCCACTGACCTTTCATCCTGCTTGATCACCTTCATAATCTCTCTTTCCATCTCCTTGAAAGCCAGTTCGGCTTTTTTCTGCATATCGTGGCGTACCCGGTCCTTGTAGACCTTCGTCCGGGAAAGTGACGCCAGTAACCGCCCGGCCTTATCAAGCGGCATCTCGTCAAATTCTTCTTCCGCTGTGGCCATCTTGTTAATCAGCCCGTCCATGAGCATCCGCATCCCGGCTTCCGTATAGTCGGCGTCCGGGTTCTTCTTTACCACCTGTACCAGCTTCTCCGTCTGTGCCTGTGCCTCAAGGAGCCTCTGCATGGCTGTGTTTGTGCGTGTGGCATACCTGCCCACGCTTGATTTTGATATGTCATAGCCCTCCTGCTTCAGGTATTGGCTGATGTATTCATAGGTATTGGACGTGTCAGCAAGCATCACGTCTATCTTCAGGCGTAACTCTTCAGGGAGCTCATCAATTTTGGATGATATTCTCTTCTTGGTTCTCTGCTTTCCCATCAAATATCAACCCCATTGTCTTCCACCGTGCCTTCGGCAAGGTCAACGCCTTCTTTTGTGAGCTTGATGACCGCATCATTAGCATAGGCGTTATAGGCTGTTACCTTGTTGTCCGTAAATTCGATATATCCGGCTCCCTGAAGATAGTCAAGATACTTGCTGATGTCCGGGGATATTACAAGTCCGGCTGCAATCATTGCATTTGACAGTTGCCTTGTCAGGGCCGTATTGTTGTAGCCTTTGACCAGGCATCGGATGATGTATCCCCTGATTGCCTTGTTTTGCCTAATTTCTGCTTTTTCTAAATCATTCAACTTTGTTCACCTCACTCTTTTACTCTTTCCTGTTATTTTGCATGAGCAGCCTGTCAATTTTTCCGTCAATGCTTCTCATCCTGTCTTCCACCCCGTTCATGGAACGGAAGAAATCCTCACGAAGAACAAATGTAGTTGCGAAATCACCCTTAATGTCATTCAGTTCTTTTTTGATGTTTGCAATGTCTGCATCTGTCTCCACTTCTAATTTGTCAATCCTCTTGTTTGCTTTTTCGTCATTCTCTTTTATCTGTTTTTTTATCTCCTCCGTATTGGTCTGCAGGCTCCTGAACCATCCACGGATGAAGAAGCTCAAGACCCCGACTGCAAGGGTGATGACCCCCGCCATTACGTCAGAGAACGTGATAACATATTCCATAGGCTATTTCTTGATGAGCTTTCCCGCAAGCTCGCTTACCCTCTCCCATCCGTCCATTGCCACCAATGCCACAATGAAGGCTGCAATAAATGAGGCAAATACCATGAACCATTCGATTGCCATCCCGTAATAGGACGCAAGGCCCAATAACGCAACCGGGCACAGGATGACGGACAGGGCAATGACCGTCAATGCCGTAGGGACTTTCTTATCAAACCAGGCCCATTTCTTCAATGCTTCCGTGATGGCTGAAACGATAAATGCCAGTACGCCTATGAAGAGCGTGATCTGTGATACGTCAGTAAAGTTTTTCATATAACCACTCCTTTTTGTCTTTGATTTTGAGAATGACGGGAAAACAATAAGAGCATGAGTAAACTCATGCTCTTATCTTATCAATGATTGTTAAGACTCTTTAGGGGAAACGTTTCCGGATTTTCCTTCACATTTTCCTAATCAAAAAGGCTTATCTGACCTATCATTGGCTCATCCTTTAGGATGTTTCCTATCTGTTTCGTGGTCAGGTTATACTTGTCCGCCAGTTCTTTTAAATTGTACCCGTCCCACTCCTTCTTGATCCTGCGGTTTCTTGCCGGGGCTATGATGTTCTCCGTCTTAGGGAAGTACAGCTCATCCCCTTTTGCATAATCGCTTAACTCAATGAATTTCCCTATCCCGATGATTTCAACCACCGGGCGGTAATTCTCGGATATGTCCTCCATGGTGGTCTCTTCGATCAGCTTCCTTGTCAGGGCATCTGTATTCATTCCAACCTCACTTTCCCACCATTAAGAAGCTCTCCTGGTGTAGGAGAGGTTTATCCACCCGGCTCCGGATTTCAGCCTCCCCCATCCGCTTTTTTCCTCCACGATGGTGTATTCTTTCTTCTTTCCTTCACTCTCGCTGATCGTGCCGGTTACCCTGTACCGGGTGCCTGCGCCAGAGCGGATGTTTAATACCTCACAAGTGGTCGTGACAAGGTATGGGACTCCTGATGAGGAGCTTCCTGCGGACGTGCCGCCCCCTTCTGCATTTTGCGTGTAGGAAAGGCTTATCCATCCGGTTCCGCTTTTTAACTTGCCCCAGCCGTCTTTTTCTTCCACTATCGTATAGGCTCCCTTATCTTTAATCTTGCCCGTGACCGGGTAGCCGCTTCCCGGTCCGGAACGGATATTCAGAATGTCTGCCGTTACCTTCACCTCATAAGCTTCCCGTGTTTCCTGTGCCTGGATTTCGCCGGCAATTTCTTCATTTCCCACATTGAACCGCACCAGATTCCACTTTTGGATGATATTGCAGATCTTGTCAATGTAATCCTTGTCTGTCGCATACCCGCCATTCTTAATAATTGTGACCGCTTTCTTGTAGTCCTTCTCTCCCTGAAGCCCCTTATATCTTTGTTCGCTGCCGTTGGCGGCACCCAGCAAATACATGGCATGGTCTTCAATAGAATCTTCAATGCAGTCATATTTCCTAAACGCCGACTGGTACAGTGCTTCGTTTCCGTTCTTGTCCTGCTCCGGTGACATCTTTGTGTAGGAGCTTGTCCCATTCCATGTTGTCCCCTTCCATGTATTGGATGACAAAATGCACTTCATGCCATGCAGGTTGTTCCCATTCTGTGCAAGGTCCGTCTTCCCATATCCTGATTCAAGGATTCCCTGCGCCATGGATACGCATGCAAGTATGCCGTTCTTTTCTTCATCTGACCTGTAAAATTCACCAATGTATGCCACGTATTCTGCTTCGCTCATGTTTGCAAAGATGCCAGCCTGCGTTCCATTGGATTCTTTCGTGTACACGCATTTCCCGTCCGGATCGAATACGGAATACCCTGCCGGGCACGCTTTTTTTGCTCCCTCAAGCGTTCCTGCGAATTTCTGCGAGGCTGCATCCTCCCACGTGGTCCTGACCCTGTAGCATTCCGTCTTAGCCACATCTGACAGCGTTGCCTCTCCTGATACGCCAAGACCGGATATCAGCGTCTGTGCGACCGCCTGCGCCACCCTCTCACGGTTCTTTGTATAGAAGTTCATATCATCCCCGTCATCAATGAAGGCGGTCTCTAAAAGAAAATATCTGGCTCCTGCCGCCTGTGCCTTGTTTAAGTTTAAGAGCCCTGTGCTTGTGCAGTTCTGCCACACTTTAAAACCCATTGCCGCAATGGCTTTCACCATGGCATCCGCAATATCACGTCCCTTGTTATTCGGGTGGTAGTACCCTCCTGCCCCTGTAAACACGCCGTTTCCGTCAGGGTCTTTGGTCGTCTTCGCATTGAAATGTATTTCAAGCGTATAGTCATATGCTGCATAATCCGGCACTTTGCCGTTTTTTGATTGATAGTAACAGTTTTTGCTTTGGTCATACATGGTCACGCTCATTTTGGTTCCTATGGACTTTTTCACCAGTGTCGCAAGCTCTCTTGCATAATCTGCTTCCCGTCCCCATTTGCTGCACGCACCCGGATCGCCTTCCCCGTGCCCTGCTATGATTAATACTTTTTTCTTCTTTGCTGCCATGTTATTGTTCCTCCCTTTCTGAATCTTTCTTGCCCGATACCATGCTTCTGATAAATTCATGCGGTACATCGGTGTTGACGGCATTTTGCATCATATCTCTTTGAGTACACCCTTTAACCAGACTGTAGAAGTCAGAGAATTTCACCTCCACCCTGTCTTCTCTTGAAAAACTATCTGCCAGTCCCATGTTATTCTTCCTCCTTGTCATAGTCGATCGTGATGCTGGTCTTTGCCTCGACCATCACGCATTTCTTAATTTCCCCAATTGTCCAGTCAGTCCCCTCTTCCGGCCAGAATGCCCGGATCAGCTCCGCATTCTTGATCCTGTAGATGTACCAAAGCTCAACATCGTAATCCGGTGTATCTTCCCCAGCCTGTCCCATCACGCTGATCAGCGTCGCTCTGTCTTTTTCGTAGTCGCCTTTTAGCTTTTTAAGCAGCAGCTTTTTCTGCCCGGCATCCGGCTTTATAACAGCGTCCAAAAATCCCTCCAAACTGTAGTCAAAGCTATAGTCTCCTGTGAAAGCAGCCTTCAATGCCCTCTCAAGTCTCATGTCAAACTTGTATTTTGTCTCCGTGCTCTCTTTCACCTTTGACTTCCAAATACCCTCTGTCAACAACCCTTTCAGCTTGTCCACGTTCAGCACGTCCAACCCCTGGCTGTCCGTGATGGCTGCTGACCCTGACTCACTAAAATACTTTATGTACTTCGTGTTCCGGTCATCCAGCACCTTCATTCCTCTGGCGGTCAGTTCCGCCTTACAGGCATCTAACTGCTTCCTGTTCCTCTTAGCTTCCTTATCTAGGTTTACCGCCTCATTGACCAGCTGCATGGTAGTCATTTCCTTAACATCCATCTGTGCCCCTCCTATCTCTTGTTAATTTCTCCCGGATCTCCTTTGCACATTTTCCGCAGATACCTTTCCCATGGAAACTCTCCACCCCATCCTGGGTTTTGCAGAAAGCACACCGCAGGAGGTACGGTTTTATTTCAATCCAGTTATCCTTCGTGACCGTCACCTCCACCGGGTCCTTCGGCTCAAGCCCCAGTTCCCGGCGCAGTGCCACCGGGATGCTCACGGATCCGTGGCTACTGATCTTCTTGTAAATCGCCATCGTTCTTTGCCCTCCGTTTCTCATCTAATCTTTTCTTGTTCTTCTGGTACCATACCGCCTTTTGTATTTTGTCTTTTCCGACTCTCATCTCATCCGCAATCCTGCCACTGTCCCACCCTGCATCATGCAGAGCCATGACTTTCCCGATGTCCAAATCGGATCTCCTCCCGGAACCGTCCCCTTCACCCGGTTTTGCAGGCTTGCCGCTTTTGCCC